TCAAGATGATCAAGATGATCAAGATGATCAAGATGATCAAGATGATCAAGATGATCAAGATGATCAAGATGATCAAGATGATCAAGATGATCAAGATGATCAAGATGATCAAGATGATCAAGATGATCAAGATGATTCAGATGATTCAGATGAAGCCAAGACATTTACGCAGGGTAATTTAGATTCTCTTAAGGGTGGCAAAGGAAAATTAAAGGAAATCGTTAAGAAAATATCATCCCGAGATCCGAATAGTTATTCATATGGTAGTATCAAGAATATGAATAAAGATAAATTAGTAAAAATTGCTTTAATCTGTCAGGGTAAGAAATTCATGAAAGTTAAATCCGATTATAAATATCGTACTGAAGATGAGATTGAGTCTATGAATGAAGATGAGTTAAGAAAGATGTTAAATGAAATGATAAAGAGAGATCCTGGGACATTTAAATATTCCGAAAGTAGCTGGACGAGAGAAAGATTACTTAATTTCATCTTAACTTGTCAGGGGTCGTCAAAACCCAAGGAATTAGGGATTGTGTCTTTTGTTGGAGGGGGGTGGACATTATAAAGTAATTATTTTTCATAATCCACGAATATAAATATAACCTAGGTTTTCTAACATGCTTTTTTTTCTTAGTAAAAGAATATTTACAAATTGAATCGTCCCCGAACAATTCATTAACAGAATGTCTTTTCATATTTCTTAAATAAGAATATAAATTTATCTGTATCTAAATACGAATAATAATTTGTAAATTTAAAATATTCTTCTCTCAGTAAGATCTTCTTGGGCTCCATATGATCCCACTCAATTTTACCACCATAATAATTAATGAATTCATATTCCGTATACCATTCGCCATCAAACGGATCAACTCTCTCTTCTTCATACTTATCCTCTAGATGAACATCTTCTTCTAGCCGATCATCTTCTTCTAGCTTATCATCTTCTTCTAGCCGATCATCTTCTACTAGCTTATCATCTTCTTCTAACTGATCATCTTGAATATTATCATTGACCTCATTATCATTGGCCTCATTATCTAAATTACACCACGCATCGTTGATAACTAGATCGTCCCATCCCAAGATATGGTCATAATCATCATTCGGACATTCATCTCCCTCATCATCAGAACATTCTCTTGTCAGATCAATATGAGTCGGGAGATCTTTCAAACTCTTTGAAATAGCATACTTATTGATTAAACGAACATTAAATTCTGATGATAAATCGGTCCAATAAAGAGGAATATCATATGTTCCGTTAAATGTAGCCGTTTGTGTAAGAGTATTATTTTCATCAACTTTGTAAATCGTTAAAAAAGAGACAAGTTCCTTAATAACATTGTTAAAAGTATTTTCAATCGTGTAAGATAAGCGACTCATATCCATAATTTCAGAACCATTTAGATTCGGAACATCGTAGATCTTTGACCATACAAAATGAGTATCAAGTTGCTCTAAAAGATAGAGATCATAAGATCCATTTATGCTACTGAGCTTCCGATAAATATCTCTATCAGTAAGAATCACTTGTTCAGTAGAAATTTCATCTAGGTTCCCGTTGTAAATATTCATCTGTTCACTATAAATTACTATGTAACTAAATCTTTAAATTAGAACAAATCACAATATTTTCCTGAACTGTTAGAATTTATTCAAACCAATCACAAGATTTATCTGAACTGTCATAGTTATTATAAAAAGTATTTTTTGAGCAGTTTACATTATCATACATTGTTGTCGCGGCCGAAGCTGCTGTGGGATCACATCCCGCGGGGCAATCGGCCGTGTCGTCAGTCGTAGCGTCCAGGTCGCATGTCGGAGTCGAAGCAGCACCGTACACGCAGCCGGCACTGGTCGCGCAGGTGCTATCACTCTGATTGCCACCCGTCCACGTCGCCGCCAAGGCACAGTCAGATTGGTCGCTGGTATTCGTGCCGGTACAGGTCGCTGGGATCTCATCGGCCGTACCCGTGCAGGACGCGGCGACAGCTGCTATCTGGGTTAATCCCTCTTTCCCCATCATACAGAAAGCAAGGAGACCCGTAACAACTAAGATTAAATTACGAGTAGATTCTTTTTTCTGCTGAAAAGCAATATAAACCAAACCGAGAATTAATAAGATACGAATGACTGTCATTTATAATAAGAACAAACAAAAAAATTAATAAGAGAATTCTGATTGTGTTCATTCTATTTGCGAATAGAATTCTGAATACGTTTTTCATTCATCGAACAATCATGAACTAAATAGTGATATAATTTCTCAGAATCATATGTTGATTCGTGAATAGGAAGATTATTAAGATCAATCTTATCCTTGAATACCTTGAATAATCCTCTGCTTGCTTCATACTTCTGTTTAAATTCTTCGTGATCAACATTTTCGTTAACAAGATAATTCTCAATTGTTTTATACTTCTGAATAAATTTCATTGCTCTTACTGGCCCTACTTTAGGAATTGTTGGACAATAATCGCACCCACAGAGAATACACATATCAATGAATTCATCGTGTGTCATTTGGAAGTCTTCTAAAATCTTCTGAAAGTCAAATGTAGTGCAAACTTCGGGACGCTTGATACTCTTGTCAATACATCCCCTAATCATCTGAGGACATCCGTAGGATAGAGTATCCATATCTTCGGTAACAACTGCGTCCACAAAACCTATCTTACACAGCTCCGAAGCGTATGCTTCGGCTTCACCATCGGCATGAATATAGGATACACCCATAGTATCAAAGAGTTGTTTTAGATCATCAATATATTCTTTCTTGATCCTGACAGTTCCTTTCTCCATAGCTTGTTTTTCTTTGATATCGGTTGTTTGTTCCATCTTTTCTTTACATTCTTCGGCTTTCTTGACTCGGCCTTTAATTGTTTCACTCTTTTCTTGGGGGGGTTTCCCATCAAAGATATAAATCGGCGTGATACCAAAAGTTAAATATTGATTTGTTTTGTAGTATAAACCCTGAATATGACTAATAATCTTGCCATCTTTGTTCCGTAAATAATCCCCTTTGTATCTAACATTCATTAGACTCTTATAAAGGAAAATACTTGTATCAATAGCCACGCGTTTACCCTTCATCGTGTATAAACCGACGTGCTTGATTGAATCAGGAGAATTTTTCTTGATTAATCCAGTGAGACCTTTGATTCCCATAGTATGATATACTTTCTTGATACTATTTTAAGTAATCAAATCAAATTTAATGGGAAAAATTTATATTATATAATGGATGAGCCAATGTATGAGATAGGAGATTTTGTAAAATTAATAGATGTACAAGAGGAACATGAGTTTCACGACAAGATAGGTAAAATATTATCTATTAGGATGCAGAGAGGGACCATCTGATTCAATCCGACCCACCCCTTCAGGGCCTGCCGAGTCCGAGGTTGCCCACCCCGATAGATCTCTACTTGTACAAATAAGCGTAAGATTTTATTTCATAAAATCTGGTGAAATCGTCGGTAAAGATGCAATGATAGATCTATCGGAAAGTTTACATGTTAGAAAATGTAACCCTGCCGTGACTTTTTATTACATATTACAGGGGCCGACACGCGGGTCCGAAGAGGAAGAGGGAATAGAGTTTAATTTATCTTTAGATACAACTGCCTGGGATTTAAAGGTACACGCTGCCAATATTATTAAGAGCGAAGGCAAACCGGCTTCACTTGATCCGGGCGGAGGCAGTGCGGGCCATATTTATTTATGTATCCATCGGAAGATAAAGCTGAAATGAATACAAAAACAAAAGGCCCTCATACCCGATGGAGTTCCATAGCAGAAAAGGTGAAATCAAGTGTACCACCATTTGATGAAGATAGGCAATGGGGGGATTTGTACATGGACAGAGACGGCAATCAAGATCCCTTAAGGGATAAGCTACCCCCTAATCCGGCGATGAGGGAAGTGGCGCTGGGTGATAATGAATTAAATCGCTTGCTAGAATTGGAGCGATATATATTATTACTTCATCCACAATTCCCACCATGGGTTGGGACGTCTCCTGATTTAAATCCAGACGATCCCGGTGACATTTTAAGAACTGCGACAACAAAACTGAAGCAGGAGAAAAAGGCGGTTACAGCCTCCTCAGAATGGCAAGGACCGTACCACAATATATGGGCAGGGGTGCTTAATGCTCCGGTTCCGGTTGCGGTTGCGGAGGCGGAATCGCTTGCTGAAATTCAAGCAATCGAAGCCGAGATCGCGGCATTAGAAGGAGCATTAGAAGTAGGAGGAGAAGAGGCGGAGGCGGAATCGCTTGCTGAAATTCAAGCAATCGAAGCCGAGATCGCGGCATTAGAAGCAGAAGTAGCGGCAGAAGCAGCAGAAGAAGCAGGAGCATACGTGAAGGCTTATGAGCCTCCGCAACCGGAACCGGAACCGGAACCGGAACCGGAACATCTTGTACCTAGCAATCAAAGACAGAGTCATCCTTTAGTAGAATTGTCGTCATTACGAATGGATAGGTGGCGACAAGAGATGGGAAAGCAGGCAGCAATGCAGGAAGCAAGTGACAGAAAAGTGGCAGAAGAGTTGGCCGCGAAATCCGGCTACACTGGATCATCAACACGTAGCCGTGGCGGTGGTCGTAGAAGACGTCGCGGTGTCCATACTAAACGTAAATCTAAAAAGCGTACGTCTAAACGGCGTAGACCTAAAAAGCGTAAATCTAAAAAACGCACGAAATAATGCGTAATTCAGTTTAAGTTTAAAAATATGATAAACATTATTGTATCATTTAAGATGTCTTTTGAAACGATAACAACAAAGTTATTAGATTCAATGAAAAAAGAACTTAGGAAGGAAGAACATATAAATACAATCAATAATGATATCATCAAACCTATCGTTGATAAAGTCTTGGAACAATTATATCCTTATTTCATGGGAGCCTCAATGATAATTACATTCATTGTAATATCTGTATTTGTTATCCTATGCCTGAATGTTAAGATTTGTTATTTTTAACGACGTTTACTTTTCTTAGATCGGCGTTTAGTAGATTTTCTTGTCTTTTTACGTCTTCTGGATCTGCGTTTCTTACGACCTCCACCTGAGCCTTGAGTATTTGCTTTTTGTAATTTCTTTTTGCAATCTTCATCTGCGATCTCCGCAGTAATTCGGTCTCTGTTCACTTGCCTCTTTTCTTCCATGCACCGCTGTAATTTTAATTCACCCAACGCCTGTAACTTCTTTGCCTCATTAATGCTGACCTCCCAAAACTTTCTGTAATATTCCGCAGCAGCAGTCAATTCTACACCTTTAGTATTACACGCAGCCATCTTCTCAGTCAATTCGGTCACCTTCGCATCCAATTCGGTCACCTTCGCATACAATTGTTCCTCCACATCACTGCGTTGCCGTCGTTGGACCATTTTTTCTGCTATAAAAGCGTCCATATATAATACTAATAAATAAATTTGATTTCAATAATTAATTTGTTTGGTAAATCAAAATATGGATCAAAAGATCGTTCAGTGGGTTCAGTGTGATAATCAGATCAAAGAATACAATGATAAAATGAAAGAGAAGCTAAAACCGCTCAAAGAGATGAAAGATAAGATTGAACAAGAAATTATTGTTGAGTTAGATGTTCCGAATGCAGAAAAATCAGATTTACCAACGTTTAATATTCAGACTTTGAATGCCAGTATTAAACCGCATGTCAATAATTCATATGAGGGATTAACGAATAAATTCCTGACCGAATGCTTCAGTGATTATTTCAAATCAGAAGAAGAAGCCAAGAAATTACTCTTATTCATCAAGGATAGGAGGAAAGTTGAAAAGAAATTTTCATTGAAGCGAGATATCCTAATGATTAAATAAATTTAAAATGTAATGTTTTCACGTCTAAATTATGATTAATTAATGATCTATCATTTAAGAATAATTGATTCTTTCTTAAAAGATCAAATAATAATTTATGATCTTTTTTATCTACTTTATTTTTTTGAATCGATAGAATATATTCATATAAATTATGAAATCCTTTCACAAAAACCTTCCAAAAACCAGGATATGATCTATCTTTTACAGATTTTCCATTTTCCATTCTATCACAATCGGTTTTTATAATCATAGTATCACTTAATATCATTTCTTTACAATGAATATCATTCCATAATGGATTTGAATTATATTTATGATTAATACGACTTGTAAATAAGAATTTAATTTTATCTTTTTCTAATTTTGTGGTAAAATCTATAAAATTATGTTTCGGATTTAATTTCATTCGTTTGAAGTATTTATATAAACTTTCTGAAAAATTATCTAGTTTGACATATAGACGATATTTTGGCGAATACTTCTTTTTTGTAAGTTTTTTAGATTTTCTCTTTTTAGTTTTCATATAGTAATAGTAATATATTAAACTATCGGATAACTAGGTTCCATAGCTATCCCACATAATCCTCTGGTATCGTCGGTATCTCTAAGAACCCTTATATAACCATTCTCGCCCCAATGAGAACCCCATGAATTTTTTATGATCCAATATTTCATATCATAGTCTTCATCGTAACCATATCCCACGAGTAGAACACCGTGATCCAATTGATAACCACACGCTAAATCATTATAAATACCCGATTGATACATTTGAAATGATCTTTTATTAGCTTGTATTGCGACGGATACAGGTTGCTGGGAAACGGCATTCTTTAATAATTTTTCATTATTCTGATAAACATCTGAATAATTACTAATATGAACGACTGGTTCACACTGATTGATTGTACAATTACTATTATTCGCGATGTAAGGATAGGATAAGTTAGTACAGAGACCATTATTCATGATGTACTTAAACGCGAGATCCATAGATCCACCCTGACAACCATGATTAAGCGAAGAGCAATCAATTAATTCTTGTTCAGACAGATTATATAACATATTATGTTTGATAGCCCATGCTGATTCGGTGGCACCGACTGAGGAGAATGCCCAGCAGGATCCACAGGATAATTGATTTTTCACCGAAGAAACTTTATGTTCATCTCTCCAATCGACAGAATCTTTATCTGTAATCGGTATATCATGATAATTAGATGAATTATGAATTGAATAATGATTGGTATGATTGGTAAATTCATCGACGTAGCTTGTATTGATGAATTGATTTTCCGTAACAAGATAGGAATGATTTCCTGAATTATGTTCTTTGATAAAATCTAAATTATTCAATGCAAATGCTCCTAGAAAGATATTCTTAATCAATGATATCATTTATTAATGATAATAAATTATTTTAAATCTAATCATTTAGTAGATGAAAGAGTATATTGTAAGGAAAATTAAATCCAAACGCAAAGATAAATATACTTATGAATACTTTGATAAGCGTGATTGTAAGATTGACCAATCAATCATAAAAAATTGTTTAGAAGGATTTTATATCCCTCCAGCTTACAAAGATGTAAAAATTAATCTGAATAAAAAAGATAAAGTTTTAGCGATTGGTTATGATGAGAAAGATAGACCTCAGTATATTTATAATAAGAAGTTCACAGAAAAGAATAGTAAAAAGAAATTCATGAAAATGATAGAATTTGGCGAATCATATCAAAAGATAATGAATGCCGTGAAAAAAGATATCTATTCTGAAGGCGATACAAAAGAGAAACAAATCGCTTCGGCTTTAATGTTAGTCGTTGAGTGTGGAATAAGAATCGGTTCAGAAAAATATCGCGATGAAAATAAATCCTTCGGAGCGACTACTCTGGAACCACGTCATATTAAAATCAATGGGTCTACCGTGACTCTTGATTTTATAGGTAAAAAAGGAGTTCAAAATACCGGTAAAGTTCGGTCTAAGAGATTAAGCCGAAACCTCCGGATTAAGAAAAGAACACTTAAGAAAGATGAGCCCATTTTTACCTATCGTCAAGGATCTAAATGGTATACTCTGAAATCTACTGATGTGAATAAATATCTCAAGAAATTCGGAAATTTTAGCAGCAAGAATTTTAGGACATGGGTCGCGAATCTAAGTTTTATCACCGAAATACTCAAATGTGATGATCCTGAAAATGATACGAAACGTAAGAAAAATATTAATGAGGCTTTACAAAAAACAGCACATAAATTGAACAACACATCATCAGTCTGTAGAACCAATTATATAGATCCATTCTTAATTAATCTCTATTTGAATGATACCAAGAGATTTATCGGAACATTTAAACATACATCGTCAAAAGATGAAGTCTCCGAAAAATATATTCAACTTCTACGGAGTAAGTAACTTAACTTTATACTTTCCTTTTTCATTCCTTGTTCGTGTTCCAACGACCTTTTCGCAGAGTTTATCATCATTGAACTCGTATAACTGCTGAGGATTTTCTTTCTCATAGACAAAATACTTAATACCCTTTGATGTAATCTTCAAGAGCTTCCCCTTATCAGGCTCCTTATCAGGTTCTGGTTCAGGCTCGGGTTCAGGTTCTACCGGAGCCTGGGCCTGGTATTCGGCTTCAAGCTGTTCAACTGGGACTCCTAGAAGAAACTTATGAAGAGGTGTCTTTATAATAAATCCTTCATCTTCATCTTCATCCTTGACTGATCCGTGAGGCGATGGTTCAGATTCAGTGGGTCCCGAATAAATAAAATTAGGATTTTCTTCTTCTGTTACTGGATCAACAGGAGTGTCTGTAACTTGGACATCAGATTGATTATCTTCTTTTGCTTGAACTGTTTCCAAAACTGTCTCAATTTTCTTATCTTTATTCTTGTGATGGTTTAGTAAGCTATTCAGTCTATCAATTTCTCTACCCTTCTCAGAAATTTCTTTGGCTTGAATTCGTAGCATATCAAACTTATTATCTTCTTTTTCATCTTCTTCAACTATTTCAAATTTACTTTGTAGATCATTAATCATAACTTCATATTCATGAACGGTTTTCTTTAATGATCTAACTTCATTATCTTTCTCTACATTAGATTCTTCTAGAGAACGAATCGTCGTGATCATCATTCTCATTTCAAGATTTGATTCACATTTGGATTGAATTTTAGTTTCATTCATCCGATTGTATTCATTAAAAATATCATTTAGTAAATCTTGGATTTGATTTTTCTTGTCACAAATATCCATTCTACAACTACTCAATTAATCAATTATCACTTTAAATAAATTTCTAATTACAATTATAGATCCCGAATGATAAATGATTTACAAGGTTATATAGGGAGAAATCAGGGCGCTACAGGAGGCTCTCAGGATATTTATACAGGAGGCTCTCAGGGCGCTACAGGAGGCTCTCAGGATATTTATACAGGGGGAAATCAGGGCGCTACAGGAGGCTCTCAGGATATTTATACAGGGGGAAATCAGGGCACTATAGGGGGCTCTCATGGCGCTATAGGGGGCTCTCATGGCGCTATAGGGGGCTCTCATGGTGCTATAGGAGGCTCTCAGGGTGGTGCTCGGAAGAAGATGTTTAAAAGTAATCATTGCTCACCGGGTAAAAATGATGTTGAGGGATCTTGTTTAGATGACGATATAGTCATTAAAGTAGCCACGGCATTAAATAAGCTATGTAAGAAAAACAATAAGAAAAAATTAAATGAGATTGATTTATCAAGATCACCCGAAGATATTCACGGTGATGTTTGTGAAGAAATCGCAAAAATTTCTAAATGTTCATCAGAAGCCTGTTGGCAAAAAATTAAATCATTGATGGATGAATTAGGATCAGATAAAGAAGAATTTAAAGATAGTTTCAAACCACAGATGCCCAAAAAATGGGTCAAAGATTATAATGAATGGTTATCAACATTTGAGATAGAAGATTGTTTAGAGCAACACATGGAAGCCGATGATAATTTTTATTTCTATGGTGCTGTTCCGATAGATTTTAAGAAATGCTCCGTGAGTAATTTATGTAGTTTTGATATGAAAAAACATCTAGACAAAGGACAATCAAAAATTGGTATTGTCTTCAATACCGATCCGAGTACAAAAGATGGTCAGCACTGGATATCTTTGTACATGGATTTGGGAAAACATAATAGTGATAATAATGCTATTTATTATTTTGATTCGTTCGGTAGAAAACCACCCAAGCAGATCAAAGAATTAATTGATAAAGCGAAGAAGCAGGGATCAAAACTAGATTGTGAGCCTCAATATTTTTATAATGATCACTCCTATCAGAGAGCCAACGCACAATGCGGTATGTATGCGATTCATTTTATCAAAAAGATGTTAGAAGGATTATCATTTGAAGCATATTTAAGAGAACCATTGAGCGATAAATTAATGAGAGATTTAAGAAGTGATTATTTCATTAAATTGTAATTTGAATAATTTTAATTATTTAAGATAGAGAAATCTGATAAACTATATAGTAAATATTAAATTCTAAATAATCTCTTCTTCTACTATTTCATATTTAAAGTTAGGATTTTCTGGATCCTTTATCATTCTATCCCACCCCGGAACTTCATAATCATTCATAACAGTAGGATGGTCATTAGGGACATAGACTATAGTTATTTCATGATCATTATCTAATTTAACATCTAGCCAAAAATAACTATAGTCTATATCATATATATCAACTAAGTCATATGCCCTCATTATGTTAATAGTTTGAACATTTGCCGTATATGATTGCACTCCTTGTGGCGAAAGGGCCTCATCCTCTGTAATTCTCCTTAGTTTATATCTATATGTATCACCCTTTTTAATATAAAAAAATGCTGGATATATAGTTTCGGGATGATTACTACTTAATTCATCTATAATTCTTTCTCCTATTGGCAAAAGTTCCAGTCCTTTTATATATAGTTTGTATGCATTTTCAAAACTAGGATAACTTAATTTTATCATCACAGCCTTAAACCATTCGGTATATTTTAATGCTTTATCCCATAAAGATTTTTTTAAACCTACTCTTTGATAATCTACATAGTTAATTTCTTTTCTACACATCGGACAGATATTAGTTCGCTTCATTGATTCTCTAATACAATCCTTATGAAAAGCGTGCTGACAATCAGTTAATATAAATTTACCTTTATCTTTATCATATGATTCTAAACAAATAGAACATTCAGTATTTGTATCACTAAATTGTGTTTGTGTTTTCCAAGGAAATAAGTATGACCATATCATGTTTTCTCCGGATTCAGGTTCGGGTTCAGGTTCGGGTTCAGGTTCGGGTTCAGGTTCGGGTTCAGGTTCGGGTTCAGGTGGGGGTGGATCAATTGGTGTCAATGGAACTATCGGTGTAGATTGATGTTTCATTTTAGCTTTAGTTATTGATTTTCTGCGGGTTATTGATTTTCTGCGGGTTCTCTTTTTCTTATTTCTACTTGATTTTTTATTATGTTTTCTCCCACGATTAAATTTATTCCGTTTATTTTTTGATATTCTATTTGATTTTTTTCTCATATATAATTAAATATAAATATTTAATTTTAAAATAAAATTATATATATACGATGTTTAATTACTTTTTCGACACACGTGAGTATACAGAAATATTACAATATCTATCTTTATTCTTATTATTTGTAATAGGGACAATGGTATATTATGTGTCTGCCAATACAAATAAAATGAATCAAGATATTAAAGATGATATTGCTAATTTAGATTTAGAATGTCCCAAGTGCCCAGAACATCCAGGAATACCAGCTTGTCCTAAATGTCCCGATTTAACGTGTGATACCGATGGCAAATGTCCAGATTGTCCTGCGAATCCCGTATGCCCGACCTTACCTGAAGTTAATTGTCCTAATGTTGAAGATATTGTTTCGGGTATTTTCCCTGGTAGAAACCCGGGTATTACAAGTGGTGGTAAATATTTCGATATTAAAGCAAGTGAAAGTTATGAATTAATGCCAGATTATGATTTCTATAGCCCGGTTGAAGCTTTTCCAAGCGATTCTATCTTATCAGTACCCGACTCATTAATGAAAGAAAATATTGATGTACCGCCAACACAAATTGATAATTCAATCAATAATAATAATATTAATACCTCTACAGATGTTTCTTTATCCAGAATGAATATGTCTGGTAGTGGTGAAAATACAGGGCCTAGTAGCATTACTCAAAGACCTACCTCGTTATCAGCAAATGATTCAGCAAATGATTCAGCAAATCCATAAATATTATCTAGATTAGATTAAATGTATAAATTATTATTGTCATTATTATTGATATTAATAGTGATAACCATTTTACTATCAGTATTATTTTTCTCGGTCAAGCCTCCCGGAAAAGAGTGTGATAAAGTAACAGATAAAGATACTTGTATTGCCGCTGGATATATATGTAAGACTGATATTGAGAAAGAGAGCGATGAGTGCGGTACATGTTCTACATCAAATCTGTTAGAGAATGAATGTGAAGATAATGATAGTATATGGACATCAAATATGTCCTCTTGTTACTGGGTAACACCCGATCCACCCGATATTAATAACCCGCCCCCCGAAAGATGTGTCTACGATCTAAACAAATGTAATGAGGTAGATTGTAATGATTTCTCTCCAACAAATCTATTTAGTGATTGTTGTGTTGTTAATGATTGGAAGAAATTTCTGGATCAAATAACAATGAAACGAAGAAAAGAAGGAAATATCACAGAAGATGGTAAAGTAGGCTCAGGGGGACGCAGTGGAGATCTCGAGATAGAATATGATCTTAAGAGAGCTTCTAGCGAAGAACTACATAGAAGAAATGAATTAGATCGGGGTTTATATGAATAGGTCCACTTTTAAAATATTTAATAATTATATATATGAAATTTATTTCATTTGGTTGTTGGAATAAAGGTGATCCTGATAATCCAAACTTACCCTTATTCTGGTTATATAAAAAACTAGAAGAAATAATTAAAGATCAGAAAATTGATTTTATCATGATAACTGGTGATAATTATTATTATCATCATAAAGATGAAAAATATGACAGAACTGAAAAACAATTACGAAATATTGATTTATCTTTTAAAAATAAAGTTGGTGGTGGCTCTGATAATTGTAATAAAGCCGATTTAAAAGCTTCTTTTCTTAAATTAAATCAATTGGATGTTCCTATTATTATGTGTGCGGGGAATCACGAATATAAGAAACATAAAATGATAACATCTGGTATCGGGGATGAAGAATCACCTGTCATAGAAGAACCATCGGAACCATCGGAACCATCGGAACCATCGGAACCATCGGAACCATCGGAACCATCGGAACCATCGGAACCATCGGAACCATCGGAACCATCGGAACCATCGGAACCATCGGAACCATCGGAACCATCGGAACCCGTTAACAAGAAGGTTAATCTTCTTAAGATAGAAAAAGAATTAATAGAAAAGAAAAAAGATAATCATTTCATAATTGAGGGTGAATTCAATACTGTAATTAAACAAGAAAAGTCAGATATATTATTTTATATAATAGACACTACTAAACCAGACGATTATCCAGCTATTGAAATACCAAAAGAGAAAAATAAATTATATATTTTTGGTCATGTACCACTATTATCTTTAAAACATGTAAATAAGAAAGAAAGAATAAAAGGAGGAAAAATAAAAAAAGCAGAAAGAGATGAATGGCAATGTCTATCAAAACTCCTCCAATGGTTTAATGATCTTGAACTCCCTAAAGACTTGGAGATACATTATATATGTGCCGATACACATAATTATCAGGAAATAGATATTACTTTATCTAACGACAGAATAATACATCAGATCGTTGTTGGATCCGGTGGGACATTCGATATGGATCTGTTCGGCGAACGTAAACAAATAACCAATAAAAATAAGAATGAATATGAATTCATACCGTGTAAAAATGAAAAATTAGATAGTTTGGTTGAAAATGTTCGCATATTAGCCCTGACTGGTATACATGGAGTCTGTTTATTTGATACGGATAAAGGAGAGAATCGGTTTATTCCTTTTTTTAATGCAGAATTAGGATTACCTATTCAATTAAGTAATGCACAAGGGAAAAAAACAAAGAAGAAAAAGAAAAAGAAAAAGAAAAAGAAAAAGAAAAAGAAAACCAGAAAGAAATCAAAATAATTTGTTTAAAGAGTTAAATTATAAATTTAGTAATCTTAATTATGTCTTTATATGACATGTATTTTTCCAAGAAAAATAAAAACTACATGTTTGATATGTTGTCCCAAATCATCTATGAAGAAACTAGTATTCAGATAAAAGATTCTCAAAAATATATGGATTTATACCGATTACATTATCCTAGTATTTTTGAATCTGTGATGACCGATGAAATATCCGTTTTAAACAAGGAGATCATTAATAGGATTGGTAATCTGATCCTGAAAGATATGAATGAAAAACCTACAGTAACATCAGCCATACCTACTAAAGAGACAATGAAACCTTCTGTAACCGAGAAAAAGAGAAAATCTCTTTCATTATATTCAAGTCAGAGGCTAAAGGAATCATTTAATCGGTATAAGTTTTCTTTATCGGTGAATTTCACGGAATTCCAGCCTATGACTATTACTTTACTCAGAGAACAAAATTCATTATTCAGTAATCCGAATATCAATATCTTATTCAATGATACAGAGAATCTGTTATTTAAGTTAAAAGATATAATTAAACTCGGTCCCAATGAATATTATACTTATGAATGTGTAACCGAAGATAAAATTCAATGTAATGATTCATTAAAAATTCAAATTAGAAATTATTTAATGAATGATCCCTTACAAGAATCTGATTTATATCAGATAAAGCAGATCAAAAGAATCATATATGAAAATCAAAAATATCTTTGTTTACAAATAGAAAATCATGATATTATAGAAGGAGAAGAATTAGGATTATTATCCGATGATAAGATTGAAACAAGCCTCTTTGTTAAAAAAGTCTTTCAGAATTATCTGTTAACAAATAAAGAAGAAATAGATCTTACTAAAGAATACAGTTGTTTACAGATGAATAAAAATATTACGATTACGATTTTATCTGATTTTAAATAATATTCACGTGATTATTTAATATATTATATTTAATATAATGCCCCGTCACCCCGAACCTGAGCCAGAGCCCGAACCTGAGCCGGAACCTCAGCCGGAACCTGAGCCGGAACCTGAGCCGGAACCTGAGCCCGATGAAGCTAATTATAGGTCAGCCACATTAGACTATATGTTAGGAGCGGCAATGTACGCCATGCAAGCTACTGGAGATGCTGCCCAAGCCGCGGCTCATACAGTTATACTATATACCACAGAAGCTGTAGGGGGTGCCACCAACGCCGCCACCGACACCGCCAACGCTACCATCCAGCAGGCTAAAGATAGATACATTATAGCTATCCAAACGTTAAAAGGTGCCGCGTCAAATGCCGCGCAAGCTGTCCAAGCCGCAGCCGTGGCAAAAGCTGAGGCTGCCCAAGCCGCGACCGCACAGGCTGTCTCAGATGCCGCAACAGCTACCAGAGATGCGGCCGCACAGGCTGTCTCAGATGCCGCAACAGCTACCAGAGATGCGGCTACACGAGCTGTCTCAGATGTCGCGACAGCTACCAGAGATGCGGCCGCACAGGCTGCCTCAGATGCCCAAGCTATGGCCATGGCAAAAGCCACGCTAGCCGCCAATACAGCTTATGAGGCTGCGAAAGCGGTCACACAGGCTGCCAAAAAATACCTGCAGACAGTCGCATCTTCTGGACAAGAAAAAGCTACAATTATAGCAGCAGAAATGGCAGTAAAGACCGCTGAAGCAGCGGAGATGGCAGCAGCGGAGGCAAGTCGGGTAGCCCAGGAGGCCTATTCAAGTTTGCCCGGTGTTGAGGGAATATCGGGCGACGATTTTTCAACTGTCTTAAACATAATTGGCGATATGGGTGGCGGTCTAATGCGCAAAGGGGGAGGTGGATCTATTCGCCGTAAAAGACGTAAAACTCTCAGAAGGTCTAAAAGACTCAGGACTAAAAAGAATGTTACTAAGAAACGTGCATCTAAGAAAAGCACGTCTAAGAAACGTAAATATAAAAGAAGAAAGACTCATAAGAGACGTTAGTCTTTGATATATAATTCACCTTTATAAATCACTCTCGGCTTAATATTATCAATCTTGTAATTATCTTGGACGTATATTTGATAAGGATAAATTCTCTGAATACATTTATCAGGTAAAATACTATCGGTACCCATGTAATAGAAAGTATCATTCACATTATATTTTAATTTGTATCCTTTTAATGAATCTCTTAAGATTACTTTGTCTAAAGGAGGGAATTTATCAACAGATATATATTCATCGATAATATTATCATCTAAGGTATAAATTTCTTGATAAACCGAGAATTCTTTTCCCAGCGAGGAATTATAGTGATGATCTTTAGATACATAATTTAAGATCATCATTGTATCGATATAAACATCACATAATCTTCTACCCTTCTCTCGTATGTATCTGATATCTGGTTTTTCCGATCCTTCCGATCCTTCCGATGAGGCATATTCATAGTAAATATAGAGATTATTCCCTTGATCATTTGATGCCGATATAACATATACATTCGGTTTAATGTGATATAGATATTTAGCTTTCAATTGAACGACATCAATATTTTCAAGTGTTCTTGCCGATATTCCGGGGAAATATGCGATTTCACCAGATAATCTATCTGAAAATCGGATACATTTATCATTTAATTCGGGATCATCGCGTGTATGTTGGATACAATCTAAGGCTGATTCTTTAATCACAGAATTAATCGCGAGGGATACTCTATATTTACGTTCCATAATCTCAAACAGATGATTATCAGCTGTTTCTCCACCTGAATCTACATTAATTCTTATGATTGAATCTAATATTTCTTTGAATTCTCTATTCTCGGATTTACTTAATTCGCTTTTTATTTTATCATCTGTAAACTCTGGGATTATCCAAGTCTTATGAGGATCATTTTTCAAGGATTGATAAGCATCTTCTAAATTCATTCCCTTCGGTAAAACACTCAGATATAAATATTGCTCAACATTTCTCTCTTCTTTTGGTAAATCTACGTGTGATTTCATACGAACAGCCCTACCTAAAACTTGATCAATTCTTACATAATTCCAGAAAGGTTCTAAAATATGAACTTGTCTTACACAGGTTAAGGATATACCTTCGGCACCCGCGGAAGAAATAATCATAATCTGAATATATTCGCCATATTTATTCTTTTCATCATTGAAATGATCTTTATTAATACTTCTTTCTTCGCCACCTTCCGAGCCTGTAATAAATGTATATCTTTTTCCCTTCTCTGTTTGAGGATCTTTATGATCAAACTTCGTATATCCATTACTCTTTAGGACTAACTCAAAGGCTTCTGAACCACCATCAGATCTAAAATCGCTGTAGAATAATATCTTGCCCGTAGGTATCTTACTTATAGTTCCATTTTCATCATTTTCTGTAGTACTTTTTTTCGTAAATTTATTAATGTTATTCATTATCTCAAACATCTTTGGTGATAAATTTTTGAGATCATTCGTTAATCCGAGACTATTATCATCAATAATTTTTTGAAAGCTCCGAGTTTTTAATGATTCAATTTCATCACCATTATCGGCTGTTTTCTTTGTTGTCCTGAAATCATCGTCAACGTAGACTATATTACAAGATTGTCTTGTTCTCATATGATAATGAAAAGGCGATTCTTCATCATAATTTCTCATTCTAGCTAAAGCGTCGATAGATTTTTCTTTTTGCCACATTTCAATATATTTCTCAAACTGTGTTTGGCTCATCATACACGGGACAACATTCAATTGTTGAACGATCTTATGATTTTTTAAAGTTTCATCTATTAATTCAGGTTCTTTTGTAACGGGCATATCTACAATTGACGAACGATCAATGGGATAATAAGAAGTTAGTCCCATTAGCATTCTCTTTAATAAGATTATTTTCTTTTCAGGTATCTCAGAGCCGCTCTCAAAGAAATATCTTAGAAAATTGTCATTATCGGTCATATCAATTAATTTGTTATCCTCATCTAGAATTTCAAACAATGTCTGTCTCTTATTAAATGTTATCTCTACTTCTTTATCATAGACAACAGGTGTACCCTTGAGAAGACTATTTTTACCACGAGAAGATAATTCATCATAAGTTTCTTTTGAAGGTATAATTTCATCTTTCTTGAACAATTGATGTAATCCCTTGTAAATTTCATTCATGAATTCATCAAAAGATCTAAATCCTTCTTTTTTACTCTGAATTGTATAGATGATATTATTTTTATCGTCAGGATTCATGATTGATTCATAGTTTGTTCTTTCTTGAATAAATGAAATCACTACTTTCCCTTGTATTCGTTCAACATAAAATAATTCAATTAGAGAGGATTTATTTTCATAGAAAATATGATTACATTTCTTTGTTATCATATCAGTATCCATATCCGACTTAATCGTAAATGAATAAATCTTAATACGCCCTTTTAACATATTGTAGAGAATAGCAATCTCGGCTGGTTTATTAATAATGGGAGTCCCTGATAGAAAGACTAACTTAACATTCTCGGCATTAACGATCCATTCATAAAAAACCTTTGATGGTCCCGAATTATTTAATATCTCTCTTACAAAATTATGAACCTCATCTATAATTACACATTCACCATAAAAAGGTGACTCAACATTAAAGTTTTTACGATTGAATTTTAATCTTTTTTCTAAATCTTTGACGATCAAATCATTATTTGTTTTTACTGTTTTGATATCGGTTTCATCCAGTAAATGAATATCTTCATCTTCTTCTTCATCTGAACCCTGGAATTCCTTGATTGAAGAACGTTTCACTTTAGGGAATGGATTGTAATGAATAAAATTATATTTTGTCCTCAATAAATAAAATATTTCCTTTGTTAAAAAAACCCTCTCAATTTCAGATAAATCATCATAACCCTTACCTTCCTTATCGGGTACAAATAAACCACGAATTTGTTTTGCCTTTTTTTTATCAGAATCTTCGTTACATTCTCTAACCGTAGCACTCTGAATCTTTCTTAAGACTTTCCCATCTAATTTATATTTTTCCTTAAATTCTTCATCAATCTCCGATAATTTAACAAATTTCCATTTACCCTTAATATTTATTTCTTCACCCCAGCCCATTTTACCCTTAATTGGATCGCCCATAATCTCACCGATAAAATTACTCTCTAAGCTCGCAGGTAACAAAGTATTAATTCTCATCTGACCAGATAATCCCTCTGCCAAAGAAATCGCTGTGGCAGTTTTCCCAGTACCTAACCCATGATAAACAAGTAATCCACGATAAGGAGTATCCAATGCTAAATATTTCTGAACTAGGACCTGATAAATCTTAAGAGAAGAATTTTTTTCTAAATCTTTTAATTTTTCATAAAAAAATTCATTAACCCACTTTACATAAGCTTTGCGATGCTGAGAGATTGTATGCTCGGTCATTTCATCACTTTGAATAATTTCAGCACTAGGATCTGATTCATCATCAGATGATGAATCATCTGATTCTTTATCATCTTCTTTATCATCTTCTTTATCATCTTCTTTATCATCTTCTTTATCATCGCCAGATTCTTCTACTATACGGCGCGGATCATTTTCCCATTCGGTACCCCCTAGTCCTTCGGTTGTATGTTCAAAATCTGGTTCGGGTTCGAATGACATTAATTATATATTATCGTATCATTAAAATTATTCAGAAATAACACAGAATTTAATTAAAGCTCGCCTAGAAGCATCTTGTTCGGATTTCTTTTTACTGATACCCTTCCCTGTCTCAATATATTCATCTTCTTTATAAATTTTACAGAGATATATATTTTCTCCCTCTATCTTTTCACTCCGATATGTCGGATATACTTTGTAATTATGTTGAAAATATCTTAAGATTTGATCTTTATAATTATTATCTCTTAAGATTGTATCCGAAAAATCAACATATTTTTCGATGGTAGCAATGATAAATTTTTCAACTAATTTGAAATCGTCCGTATCGCGATACAAAGCCCCGATAAAAGCTTCAAAGGTGTCTTCTAAAATATTAATAGTATTTCTTCCATCACGTGATTCATCAATATACTTTGAGATGATCATATATTTATCTAATCCTAAACACTTGGATAAATATGCGAGCTGTTCGCCACATACAAATCTTATCTTAAGTTTTGTTAAGAATCCTTCTTCTTTCTTATGCAAAATGAAAAATCGTTGATACAAATAATTTGCAATGATATTCCCCAAGAATGAATCACCTATAAATTCTAATGTTTCCCTGGCGACGGCATAGGAAATCTTGAATAATGGTAGTGTATCATCGGGTTTAACATATTCTTCATAATCTTTCATCTTACAATAAGATTTATGAACAAATGCTCTCTGATACAAATCTAAATTATTTATTTGAATATTTTGAATATTAAGGTTATTCAAAATATTCAAAATATCTTTTTCTGTGAGTAAAACATTCTTAGGATTATAAGGATCGGACTTAAATTTATTATCTTCCATTATTTAATACTTCATATTAAAGTTTTTAAATAATTATCAAATTTATCTTTACTTTGCTTCCTTTCAGCACCAACTGATATAATTATCTATTAAGCCGTGGCGCAGTTTTCACCGACCTCTAACGGTCTGCGAGGAAGATCCGGATTAATCGTGGTATTCATCCACGGACTTACATTGACCTGCGGATTCGGAGGCTCCGATCTTAATTGTTGGTTGGCGTTTCTTAAACTCTGACCGACGGTATTAACACCGACATGATAAGAAGCATCAAGCATATTGACACCCTGAAGAATACCTTCGCCGACCGGCTTAGCAATATTGAATTCCTGAATTGCCTTATTTTCGTCGGTCGGAAGTAAATCTTGCGGCGTCAGCTTCTGCTGAGGATAGCAAGTAGACGGAGTTCTACCCAAGCCAGTGACGGCCTGCTGAACTTCATTCTGACCTGCTTCCGAAGCCGAAATCTGACCATTTGAGAAGTCGCCCATTTCAAAACCCTCTAAACCACACATGTTCAAGATCTTAGATAAGTATCCCGTACACTGAAGGACAATTAATAAGAGAACGAAAATACATATATTTTGATTATCATTACACCAATCCATTAAATCAAAACCCATTTTTATATATATAGAAATAAAAAAAAATTTAAGAGAAATTACTAATTCAACTGGTTTACTAATTCAACTGGGCTAGTTTATTTTTAAGGTTTTTTATATTACTTTCTTGTTCACTTAATAATTTTCTGGAATTTTCTAATTCAAGTTGAATTTCACCTCTTTCCTTTTCTTTATCCCGAATACTTTCTAAAAATTCATTGTCTAACATTAAATCTTTTTCTAATTCTTTTAATTCTATTTCTTCTTCTTCGGCGTCATTGAAGGCGTATGATTCTAAGATCGTAAATTTATTATCACCCTCCAAAAAGACTTTAATTTGGGAAATATAAATATCACAATAGTAATGTTGTTTCAAAAATTTTAGACCCTTCAAATGTAAAATGCAAACAATTTCGGTTCCCTCTTTCAATTGAGCCAGATCAACACAAGTCTTTTTTTGATCATAGATTTGACACTGAATATTTCCTTTACTTATCGGAACTTTAAATGAAAATACTGGCTTACTATCTTTTTTAACAGGCTTATTTGATCTCTTATACATATTATCAATAACTTCTAAGGGAATATCTTTTCCAAACCATTCAGTATTATTTTCAAAGGTTTTCTTCACATTTAATTCATCAAAATTTACAAATGTATCATAAAATGAAAAATCATTATTCAGAGGCTCCATCTCTAAATTATTATTTTTACTATCATTGATTTCAAAGCCATTTTTCTTACATATCATTTTAGGGGACTGTAAATAAAATGGATTATTATCATAATCAATCGCTGAATAATAAATCAAACCTTGCTTCTCGGGCTTCTTATAATTAATTTTTTTTAAATCCAATTCGGTATGTCTCAAAGTACTCATTATTCTAAAGATTAGAATAAATCTCTTATAGAGAAACGCATCTAGAATATCTAAACATCTTCTTCAATTAATTCATCATCGGTTACATTTATAATGTATTTATAACATAGAGAACTTCTTAATCTTTCTAATTCGGCTGTTCTGTCTGTTTCATTCATAGATTCATGAAATGTAATCGTTATCAATGATTTACTAAATGTATCTTGCATGTTACTCTGAAATACCCTTCGCTTTACTAAAGACATATTCATCTTAAATAAGTCATCATTTTCAATGAATTTTAAATCTTCCAATGATTTCACACCTAGCTCATCAAAATTACCATAAAATTCTTCGCAATCAATACCCTCTAAAAATTGATAAACCGGATTATGAATTGGATCATTGATTAAATCATTTGGATTTTCATATTCAAAATGTAATGTGATAGAAGAATTAGTTCTCCACAATTTACCCAAACATTCCATTGATTTGACATAACCTAATCCCCTACAAGAAGTATCATTTATCTGAATTACATTCATCCCTATTTCCAACTCATAATATTCCGACGCCACTGAACCTTTCATAATACTCTTAATGCTCAGTAATTCATTATTCATGGTAAAAACAATACCTAGAGGTCCGTCACCCTCAAACTCAATCATTTTTCTCCTAAGAATAGGTTTACCCACACTCGGTTTACCCACACTCGTCTTAATTTCTCCAATATCTTTTCTCTCTTTTACAGGTAATTCACAATAGACACTTTGTCTTCTTTTTCCACGATATAATTGATCGTCACTTGAAGATTGGGCCAAATCTTTATCCATCTCTGATTTAGATCCGAAGCTAAGTCTTCTCCTCATCTTTATTATTGATAGATGATATTTATTGATAGATGATATCTAATTATTAAATCAAATTTAAAACTATCTTAATCATATATGTAATGTGTTTCACCAATATCATCTCAATAATATTCTCTAAAATGAGAACAAAAGATGTCGATCAATATATCGTTGAAAAAAAATTAATCGGTTATGAATGTCTTATCTGCCTAGAAGAATATGATGAAGGACAACAGCTTACAGTCATAAAATGTGGTCACCTCTATCACAAACCTTGCCTAGATTCTTGGTTCATGAAGAAGAAGACATGTCCCTTATGTGATGAACAACTAAATATTTAATTAGTCATATTTTACAATTACTTGCCAAACCCACTCAGTTCCGCCATCGTACATCAAACCTCCAAGAGGTGACCATCCTTGATTAATTTTTAAATTAACCACTGATATTAAGCCTCGGGGAAATCCTTTCCCCGCTGCCTTAACTATATCATACGCAATGATGGTTTTATTTATAGACTCAGTAGTCCCTCCTCCACCTCCACCTATCTCAAGGGGGGGCATCGGTGATATTTTCGGGGTCAAATTAACTGATTCCATCAGGGTGTGATGTTTTGGCATTATTACTTGATTATGTATTACTAAATATTAAATCAAATTTAAACAATATGAATGACTTTACATTTCCATTTCATATAGAATTTATCATTCATTCGCCATATACGATCAACATATAAATCACACTCCATCTTCTGAAACTTATTAATTGAAAAGATATTGACACCAGAAGAATGATCTGAATATAAATCAGTTAAGAATTGATTATATTGAAAAGGTAGCTTCACACTTAAATTCGGCTCATAGATTTCTTTCTTATCATAGTAAATCTGTGAAACAAATCTATCAGCATCATCTCCATTTAATCCCAGATATTTCATCACCATAAATTCACAATTCTGAACAAACTCAAAGAATTGTTTCATATTCGGATCTTCTTCTAAATCAGTGAATTGTAAATTCATCTGAAAATTACAATTACCTTTCTTCTGAACACCGAATAAACATTTCATAACAGGAGTAGTCACACGTAACTGAGGATTCTTCATATATCCAACTGTAAGATATCCGAAACAAGGATGATCTTTATCTTCAAAATCACATTCCATGAATGTTTTATCAGATGATTTAGTAATACTCATATCTTCACAGTGATAACATTTAATTTTCAATCTATCGACGGATAATTTATCACTCGTTACATATTTACACTTGATTGGTTCAACAGACATTTATTTACTATAAGTAAAATATCTTTAATTTACTTCAAAAAACTTATATATATATATAATGAAAAGAACATATAAATCTAAAAATAAATTCAGGAGAAGAAATACCAAGAGAAGAAATACCAAGAGAAGAAATACCAAGAGAAGAAATACCAAGAGAAGAAATACCAAGAGAAGAAATACCAAGAGAAGAAATACCAAGAGAAGAAATAAAGCGATAAAGCGATTACAGGGAGGTACAAAGCGTGGCTCGGATAATAATAGCGGTCGTTGTCAGAAATGGATGTATTGTGACGAGAGTTGCGACGATTATCGTGTTTGTACACAGGATTCCGCTGGTAAACCGACAGGGTATGGCTGCTGCGAAGATGGATTTTAATTAAATTTATAAATATCGGTGAAGAGACCATTTTACTTTGTTCTCAAAATTAAAGATTTGATGAAATCCTTCTTCATCCGTAATCGTGTTTTTAGTGAATGGTCTCAATGTCTGACTACGATAAAGAGAACCAATTCGGGGTTCCAAATAACGACACTCGTGTAACGTTCCATTTAAGATTACGAAATCACACTTCTTTCCATTGTGATCATGAATCTCGGTCCGCGCCTTGGGATACCATCTTATTAAATATAAATTTGATATCGGTAAGTTATATTTAATGTATGCTCCACCAACTTTCACTGATCGTAAGAAATTCATATTTAAGTTTATCTACTTTATAATAGTTAATATGGATCAAATTTTAAATCCATTTGATAAGATCAATCCTTTTCAAATCAAACCTTCCGATTATCTTCAATTCAAAAAGTTAATCACAACAATCAAAGAAAAAGAATTATTAATTGAGATCGGTGGATTACTAGAAAAGAGATTAAGAGAACTCAATTAGATTAT